CAATTCAACTATAAAAATTGAAACTTATGCAGATGGCAGTTATACTGTACCTTGCACATTACATTGTTAAGGAGAGAATATGTTCACACTAGACAACAAAGAATATGACGAAACTAAATTATCTGACAAAGGTAAAGCACTATATCAAAAACTAATGAAAATAGGTGCTGATAAATTTGATCTAGATATTATTGCCAACCATTATACAGCTCTTCTACAGGCAGAGTTACCTAAAGAAGAAGAAGAAAATGGAACAGGACAATAGAGAAGCAATTATCCGTATTGAGGGTAAACTAGAGCTAATGGATAATAAGCTCAACACCCTCAAGGATAATCATCTCTATCATGTCGAAAAAGATATGCGTCAACTCAAAAACTTTGTATGGTTTATTGGTACTACAGTATTTGCACAAATGTGTTATCTAATAGTCAGAACGCTAATTTGACAATAAAGGTCAAATAAGTTCTATATAACTTATGAATAAAACTATATTAGTTATTAGTGATACACATATTCCGTATCATCATCCTGATTTAATACCTTTTTTAAAAGCATTAAAAACAAAATATAAGCCAGATCGTATTGTTCATATAGGTGATGAATGTGATAAACATGGATTAAATATGCATGGGCAAGATCCTGATTTACCATCTGCTGGTGATGAATTAATAGAATCTAGAAAAGTCATTAAACAATTAGAACAAATGTTTCCTACTATGGATATACTTCATAGTAATCATGGTAGCCTAGCATATAGAAGATCATTTAAAGCAGGACTTCCAAGAGCTTATATGAGAGGTTATAATGAAGTATTAGATGTTGGACCTAAATGGAAATGGCATGAAGAGCTATCTATCAAATTACCTGATGGTAATACAGTATCATTTCATCATGGAAAATCTGCAAACATATTAGCTGTAGGACAAAAACAAGGAACATGTTATGTCCAGGGGCATTATCATACTAAATATTCTATTGCTTACTGGGGTAACCCTATGTCGTTATTATGGGGTATGCAGGTAGGCTGTTTAATAGACAAAGATGCTATGGCATTTGCTTACGATAAATTATTTAAAGATAGACCAGTTATTGGCTGTGGCATAATTATAAATAGCCAACCAAAATTGTTACCAATGGTCTTGAATAAAGGGGGAAGATGGAATAAAATAGCTCCATGAGTTCGTTTAATAAACAAATAGATGGAGATCATTATTCTAAATTGGCAATACAACCAACCAAATATATAACAGCTAACAAGCTAGGTTATATTGAGGGAAATGTAATTAAATATGTAACCAGGCACCGCATGAAAAATGGAAAAGCTGATATTGAAAAAGCAATCCATTATCTTGAGATGCTGCTAGAGGATTATGGTAAATAACTTAGTGAGAGCCGAAGTACCAAATAGAATGCATTGTTTTAATTTACGAATGATCGTAGATACTAGAACTGTAAATACATCAGTTGACTATGCAGTTACGCCTACAGGAGTAAATCCTATGGCATTATGGGTAAAATTAAAACCTAATGAGTCTACTCTGGATAGAGAAGTGCGCGCAGAAGGTAAACTAGCATCTTTACTTTTACAGTACGGATGTTCTTTAAAAGAAGTATCAGACACTCTAGGGAAAGATTCTATAATTGGAGCAGTTGCTAATTACATAAATAAAAATATTGCAGATATACTTGCAGGTAATCAACCTGAAAAAATACCTAATCTAAACACAGACCCTTACAGAATTAAATGATTGATAATTTAAAGAAACGTATACAAGAACACGAAGGATTTAGAGATGTTGCATATAATGACACTCTAGGTATAGCCACTATTGGATGGGGGCATATGATTCTACCTGAAGATAACATACAGATAGGAAATAAGTATTCAACAGAGTTTCTAAAAGAAGTATTTGAAAAAGATTTTAATATAGCTGTTAAAGGCGCAAAGAAGGTCATAGAAGAGTATATACCTAATTTGTATACCCAAGATCTAACACAGAGCCAAATTGAACTAATTGAGGGTGTTTTGATAGAAATGGTCTTTCAAATGGGTAGACCAAGAGTTTCTAAGTTTAAAAAAACACTAAAAGCCATCAATGAAGGCGATTTTACTACTGCTGCAGATGAAATGCTAGATAGTAGATGGGCTGATCAAACCTTTGAAAGAGCTTTAGTACTCTCACTAAAAATAAGGAAAATATAAATGTTACAAATGTTAATCAAGCCTCTCTTAGGAGTGGCTAGTGAAGCTATTGGTGGATACATGGAAACCAAAAAAGCAAAAGCTAAACAAAAATTAGTTAAGATAGAAGCTGAAACAGAGATTGTTAAACAGCAAATTAAAGGAGAGATAGATTGGGATATCGAAGCAATCAAAGGATCTAAAGAATCATGGAAGGATGAATATTTAACCATTCTCTTCAGCATCCCTTTATTGCTCTGTTTTTTACCATTTACTGTAGAGTATGTTGAAAGAGGTTTTGCAGCTCTTGCAATGACACCTGACTGGTACAAGTACACATTGGGTGTAATAGTATCTGCGTCATTTGGTATTAAAGGTGCATCAAAGTTCTTTGGTAAATAATGATTTGGATTTTAACAGTAATGATGTGGTATGAAGGAGAACAAACCAGAAACACTTATTTACAAGAAATGCAATTTATCACTGATACTGCATGTAAAGATTACTTGTTTGATAATAAAGTTACACTAGTAGATAGTTTATTAGAAAAGTTTAGAAACTTAGATGGTATGGAAATGCAATCATTTGAATATTTCTGTGAAGGCAAGTTTGTTGAATTGGATGAGGTATGAAAGTAAGTGAAAACACCCCTATCTCAATGCCAGCTCGTAATCTTATCTCTATTATTGGCGCTTGCCTTGTGGGTGCTTGGTTCGGGTTTGGAGTCATTGAGCGACTTAATAATATAGAAACCAAATTACAGCTGATGGAAAAAGACCTGGAAGCTGCTAATACTTTTATTGATGGAGTTCCTAAAGGTGATATGGTCAGTCCACAAGTCCAAGAACTTTATATGTTAGTTGAGTACCTGGCTGAGTCTACGGAAAAACTCAAAGAACAAATGGAAGCTGAAGTACCACTAATCCTTAAAAATGAAATGATTATACAATTTCATGAAGATCGTATTATAGATTTAGAGGAACGCAAAAATGGGAATCATTGAAACAGTTATCATACTTAGTTTGTATATTTATGATGGGGGTAACAAGACTATAGAAGGTTGGTATCACCAGGATAATTTAAGTACATGCCTTACAGCTAAACGCACAGCGGAAAGAAACTCAGGAAACCAAGTACAGTATACTTGTAGTTTAGAAAAATGTGAAATGACAACAGATCAAACTGGTGTAAAACATTGTAATAAAATATTAGATTAGATTCTAGAAGATGCTTCTTTAGTACGCCACATACCAATACGTTCTTTAGCTAAATTATATAATTCTTTTAATTGATCATGCCTTGCTTTTGCAAATGCCAGGTTGTCGTTATGTGTTAACATTCTATTATCTGCATAAGCTTCTGTAGTACGAGCTGCATCTGACTTCTCAGTAGATTCTTTCTTAATAGTATTAAGTAATATCTTTGTATAACCTTCCATAAGTATATAAGATTGATTGTATTCAGTTAGTGTATCTAAGTTGTTTATACAAAAATTATATGCTCGTTCAGCAGCTGCTTCATCAAGTAGAGACTCTTGACCAATTTTAATATCTTTCTTTGTTTTCTCAAAGTTGTTTAAATCATAAGACATTTAATTCACCTTTCTTTTCAATATAAGATTTCATCCTAGTACATTTAATTATAGTATGCATAGGAAACTGTCGTAAAAACATTTTCTTTGCAATTTCTAATGTGTGTGCATCAACTCTTGCATCAACAATACGACCTTGTTTTTTATTTTTCTCAGGAGGTGCAGTAGCCTCTATGAACCAAATCTTAGGTGTATTCTGTTGATACTCCTGGAGTCTTATTTTAGCATCTAAAATATCTAAGTTATTACTATTCAATGTAATGTCCTTTCTCTATTTACAAACAAATAATTCCAAGCATTATCATCTTGTTCACCTGTTGCAAACAATGTTACTTTCTTATTCTTTCTATTTACAATTCTGTATATAGTAGTCCTAGAGTCTCCTGCTTTATTATGTGAAGATATAATAATTACTGGCACTTTGTTTTTCTTATTACCATCTTTCATCTTTCCTTCACTTACAAAGCTGTAGCTAGTAACATCAAGATCTTCAATCATACTCATGATTTCTGGTGCTTCTTTAGTAAAATCTTTTTTAATAACTTTAGTAAGTCTTGCTTCACCCTGTGAATGACCTACAATAATTGTTACTAATTCACCATCATTCATAAAATTTTCAACAGCTACCTTGCATGTACTCTCATGATAGCTGTCAAAAAAAGCTGAGTCTAGAGCTTGTATTTCAGAATCAGAAAGGAATTTTTTGTCCTTTGTCGTCATATTCTGCTGATACTTCCTCTGGTTGCATATTAGATGCACTATAAAGATTAACTGCCCTATTTACATAAGACACTTGATCTTCAAATGCTATTTCTTCTTGTCTTGAAGCCAACATAATATCGTTGACTGCACGGACTCTAACCATATCCATTGATCGTAAAGCTTGATCAATTACTGAACCAAGGTTTGTACTCGCAGGTTTCTTTGCAGCTGGTGTTGATACATCATCATCCAGGACTGATAAATCATCTACAGCTTTTAATTGTTTAGCTGTATAGGCTTTACCATTCTTACTGTAACCTTCGAATTCAATCCATGCACCTTCTTTGAGGCTCATTGGATCTCCTCCGTCACTCATTAGTTTTGAGTTCCAATAAATGGTAACATCATTACCACTTAGTTTTGCAGGAATCCAGAATTTGATTTCATCTCCTTCTGAATAATCCCTTGCGTCTTTTTTTAGTTGAGCTTGATAAGTCATACTTCCTCCTTTTAGTTTAAGACCAATACCTATTAGCGATTTTCCTAGTTTCTGCATCCCATTTATACCCATCTGTATTTAATACTGTGTGTTCAATAAACTCTTTTGCATTCTTGAACAGTTTATTTGATTTCTCTATTTTCTGAAATACACCTATCATAAACATACTTTGTAGTTCTATGACTTCTGGTGGTAATTCAAATAACCCTACCTTTTTATCCGTAGCGTATAATAAAGCTGTTCTCTTGTTCATTAACTTACCGTACAAAGCAGCCTGGCGTATATGAGCCAACTTAGTTTGAAACGGATCTGTAGGAAAAGCCATTGTAGCTTTTGTGTCTACAATTATATCTGTAAACTCAAAATCTGGTACGTAGGTTATATTATGTTTTAACCCTTTGTACTTTACAATGCGTTTCTTATTATAATGCAATAATTCTTGATCAATCTTTTTTAAGACTTCTGTAAAATTCTTTGCAATTAAACCAACTTTATCTAACTGTTTTGGTATAACTCCCTCATCAGCTTTAAGTTGATCTTCAGCCATCATAGTAAACGTATTATAGGCTACATTCTCAACATTTATATCTCCTGGAGCAGTTAATGCTACATGAGCTGCATGTTCTGATGCATTACCCATTGTCATACTATAATTAGTTTCAGACTGTATTTTAAAATAATTACGGATTAACCATAACGAAGGACTATCAATGAAATCGTTACCACGACTTGCACTATGGCGATATTCCTCATTTAAAATAGGATTGGTTTTTTTCATATTACTCACTTTCAAACTATCATATTGATTGATTAAATTCAATAAATCATATTATATATTTACCTATGGACAAAGAAGATAAGCGAGAAATAGTACCTGTTCTAAAACAGGGTAGCTATGTTCGAGTTATGAATCTTCGTGAATGTTCATTAGATACTCTTCGTAATCGTAATCTTATTTCTCCTATCCAATATTCTGCTGGATTGAAGTATCGTAAGTTATTTGAAATATCACAAATAGGGGCTAAAACAGCCAATTTATCAGAGAGAATAGACCAAACTGGTAAAGGCGACATAGCAGATCATAAACTAGATGCAATGCAGGAACTAGTACGCTGTAATACAGCAGTAGGACCAACATCTGCAACAGTACTAGATTTAGTCTGTGGTGAAGGATACACTATATCTGATCTCAATCGTAGAATGCAATGGTCTAAGTACTATGGTGGACATAGGCTTAGAGAAGCTTTAGGTGAAGCTGCATACCATTTTGGACTACAGAACAAAGGTAATACTATTCGTGGCTAAACGTAAGCGTATAGACAAATCTCTCTTTGATCCCAGTATACCTACCAGACATAGGTCAAATAAGCATCTAATGCACGTTAGAGAGCATTCTTGCTGTGTTTGTAAGACCGACCAAGATATTCATGCACACCATATAACCTATGCACAATCAAATGGCATGGGATTAAAGGTTTGTGACTCTAAAACTGTACCATTATGCATGTTTCACCATATGGAATTACATCAACAATATGGCAACGAACGTAAATTCTGGTTAAACTACTGTTTAGAACCGACTATTTATGCAGCAATTTTATGGAAAAACACTTGTAAATGACATCCAACTCGTATAACTGTTTAAAGTACACTAGAATAGGTGTATCTAAATGAAACTCCCATTACAGGTTAAAGTAGGATATAGAATAATTGATATTGTATATGCTACACCTGATTTCCGTGATGATAATATGACGGATTGCTATGGACAGTATTTAGATAGACAATCAAAGATAGAAATACAACCAGGCTTAAAACCAGAAGAAGAAGCGAATACTGTTATTCATGAGCTTTTACACTGTGTATTTAAGACTATTGGTGAGACTAATGAGGGTATGGCACTAGCTGATGGTACTACTGAAGAACGAGTAGTACTTAATACAGCTAATGCTATTCAACCATTGTTCTTTATGGACAATCCTAAATTACTCGTCTATATCACGAAGCTTCTTGGCAGCTCTACCAGTAAGTGATTTAAGATCATCAAGTATCTCAGACATATCTACTTTTAGTTTCTTGTAAGATCTACTAAAGATCCAACCAAGTATTAAACCTAATATAAAATACCACATATTTATCCTTTCTATTTAACGAGGAGGCTCTCTAATGCGCAGCCCCCTCTATCCTTTATACTTCTCAATGTTAGGATCCTAAAGGAATATTT